CTTTGTAATTTTACGTGGGTCAATGTAACGTATATCTTTTATACCTTCTTGTGGCTTTTCAGTATCAATTACCTTGTGAAAGTACATTCTACCGTCGATATACCAACGCCTAAAGTAATCCTGTGCCCTATCATTAAATTGTAACATGGATATAATGTTATCAAATTCGTCAAATATTTTCTTTTTTATCGGGCCCGAAAGTCCTGTGCTGTCTAAATCCAACTTTACTGGAAACTCATCATCAAGATTAGCAATAGCGTCATTCACAATATCTTCAATGGCGGCATCGACATCGGCCATCATAGCAATGTCTCTGTACCTTTTGATTAACTGGGCTTCAGTGTTAGCAACGCCTTCAATATCTAAGTAAGTGCCATAATAGCCACCTGCTCGTATACTTTCAACACCGCCATCATCCGTGGGCGCCACAAAGGATTTCTCACTTTGTGGCGGTTTACCCCGAGTTATTTCAAACCCAAATATCTGCATAATTTATAGTCCTAACGATTATACGTTATCGTAATGTTGATACTGGAATGTTACAGTATATTCTTCCAGTATATCATTTTGCGCATATGCTAATGCAATTTCACTCATCTGTATTGGGAAAGCATTGCGTAGTGTGTAAGTACCACCTGGCAATACCTCATCATTTCTATCTAAATGCTGTATAACAACATCCGCCTGATAATCTGCAGGTGTCAAAATACCTGAGTTACCACCTTTGCTATTCATACCTTCCATCCAAGCCTCAAAAGGTTGACGCAAGGACTGCGCTGTATCATTAACAATAGTAACTGTCCAAGGATCAAAAATTCTTTCACCAGCTAACTTAACCTCACGACCTCTGTACTGAATAATCGCTGGATTAACAGTAGAAGCCGGAACAGCCGCTCCAGTAACCAACAAACTGTACGAGGTATCGACACCAGTTACGTAACTAGGAAAGCCTAAAAGGACTCTAAACTGATTGGGACGAGCGCCCCCAGCTCCAAGCCTTGCTTTAAACTCTGTAATATTCATCTATGTCTCCTGTTTTAATTTTATTTATAACTGTTAGCCGCCGACCTCTTCAAACGCTATACCTGTACGAGTAGCAATGAAGTTCAGCTGGATAAAGTTAATAGATCTTGCAGGTTGAATGAATATGTCCGCTACAAAAGAGTTTGTATCTATAACCTGGCCTGTGTTATTTGTTTCATCACACACGACCTTAAAGTTATAAATCCCCCTACGTCCTTGAACATCACGCAAGAAAGGCTCTACCAAGTTTTTAAATTGTGAGCGTGTAAATGCGTCATTGAATTCAAACAACTGAAATTTAGCTGCCGTAGCAATTGCTTTTTCAAGCGTAATAAACAGTCTGCGAACATTGATACGATCAAATGCACTGGGCTTCTCAAGCATAGTCTTGTCACCAAACAATACAATACCTGAACCAGGGAAACCTACGATTGGGTTAATGCCATTTTTATAAAGAGTATCTCTTTCAGATTTCTTAGGAGACCAAGCCATCTTAACAGCATTTTTAATAGCACCCCTATTGTATCCTGCAGGAGAGAACCAAGGATCTGCTACGTCATCAGTCTTAGCACATAGCCCAGCAACGTCACCGTTACAAGGAACATATACATAAGAATCTGCATAACGGTTGTACATATATTTCCAACCAGAATCGAAAACAGCGTAAGAGGAACGAGTGTAAGAGGCAAGTTCGCCAACACAAGCGGTTGCTTCTGAGCCTGCGTTATCTAATACTGAAACGGCAAGTGGTGAAATAAATACAACACAGTCTTTACGTATTTCACATACACTGTCGATTACGTGGTCACCAACAGTAGCTTCTGCGTCACCTACGAAAATAAGGTTAACGTCTACGAGTTCGTCATTGGCAAATAAATCGTAACCAGATATAAAATTGGCAGCTGAAATAGTGCCGTCTGCTCCACCGGAAAGAGAAACTACTGCTTCTGCCTGAGTGTGACCTGCCGCAAAAGTAGTGGCGTCAACATTATTTGAGCCCCAAGTAGTAGCGGCTGCTGGACCAGCTGCCCACCAAATATATTCTGAACGATTGTTGATTACATCTTTGTAATAGTTTGAACGACCAAGTGAATCTTTAGCATCGGCTGCTTTAGAAACACCTGCAAATTTCTCTAATACAGTACCTGCTGTACCTGAAAAATAACCGTCCTCATCAATTACAATAATGTGAAATTCATCTTCAGATGATCCATTATCAGAGGCGTGCTTAGTGGTACCGGGAGTATAATCAAATTGATTATTGTATGCCCAAGCTGAGTAAGTTGCTGTACCGTCTCCGGTGCTATCAGCAAAAGAAACTTTTAAGCTGTTACCTGCCGCGCCAGGATATTTAGCAGTCCACATACCATCAGCAGCTACGCCATTTTCGTATGCTCTTTCATTTGCAATCTGAGTAGCACCGCTACCGCTAGAAGTTGCGTTATAAGAAGCAGCATTGATTGCTCGTACCAGTTTCAAAGTATTTGTGTATGCTAAGAAAGAAGCCGCCGCAAACCACTTGCGATTGTTGCTAGATTGAGGTTTTCCAAATCTTTTTACTAACTCGTTTTCAGTGCTAACGTCAACGATTTCGTTTCCTGGACCCCAAGCAGCTTGTATTACAGTACCCCCGATGGAAGTTCCGACCGCGGGAACAACACTAGTGAGGTCTTTTTCTGTTACCTGTACACCAGGTGAAAGCTGAAAAGCCATATTTATTCTCCTCGTTTATAAAATCAGACTATGTAATAGTGTATAGAACATTATTCATCTGATTATTTATAAGATTTAATATTTATATCCTAATTCTTTTATTTTACTGATATAATTTTCGTCTGTAATCCAATAATCTCCAGAAATAACTTCCCCTTTAGGATTATCATTTGATTTCACATGAACAAAAGGTGTAAGTTCTTGTGAGATTGTTCTCATTTCTTTGTTATACAGACCTTCTCTGGTGTTTACGTCCACTAATTCCTTAAAGAAAGGCATAGTAGACAACCAGCCGAATAGAACCATGCACATTACTAGGTCATCGTGATATCCTTCATCCGCCTGATACCCTTGACCTTTCTCAATAAACGTAGAGATTTCGTGTATAATCTCTGCATCAAATACTAACAGTTTCTTTTCTTCCATAAGAGACTTAAAGTTAAAACACCCCTGCCTCTTTACTTGTTTAGAAGTATTAACACCCAAACGTGTAGCCCTACCAAATCCAGGAGTTACATACTGTCTAGCTTTTTCGGTTACTGTAGTAAATATATTTTCATATTCTATTTCTTCGTGTAGAATTTCTACAATTTGCCCACCAATATCATTGTTTTCACACAATATGTAAGCATTATTAAAGTCTCTACCTAACTTAGCTATCACCTCAGGATACAGCAAAGGTGCTATTTTATTATTTCTGTATGTTGCCACTACCTTATATGGCATTTCTGTTATATCTGTTACAACAAAAGCAGAGTAGTCTCCGCCAATACCTCTAGCAGTGTCTACAGTAATACAATAATAATGTTCTTCTTTTGGTTCTTCATATATTCTTAACCCGTCATCGTTATAAAATATGGGCTCTTTGGAACTCAGTGTAGCAATAGTTCTAGCATTGATAAGTGTATTACTAGAACCGAGAAACTCACAAAGTACCTCTTGGTTAAACTTTAGTTCGCCAAGAAGTTTAAGTTGTTCTTCTGCCCA